AAATATTCAATAAACAAAATCAATTATTATGAAAAATCCAATCAAATTGTTAAAAAAGTGGTATGAAAACTACAAGATGAAAAAACGAATCCAAAAGAAATTAGAAGAATTAAAAAAAAGAGACCCCTTTGTTTATAAGAATTTCTAATAGTTTAAGATATTTATACACATGAATTCATTATTAGAAGTAAATAAACCAAAAGTTACACAATCAATAATCATTTATGGTGGTCGTTTTCAACCATTTCATAAAGGACATTATGCAGCATACCAAAATTTAGTATCAGAATTTGGAAAGGCAAATGTATATATTGGAACCTCTAACGATACAAGCTCAGACAAATCTCCTTTTACATTTAAAGAGAAAAAAGAAATTGCAACTAAGATGTTTGGTATACCAGCATCTAAATTTGTGAAAGTAAACAACCCTTACAGACCCGTAGAGATACTTTCTAAATATGATGGTAAGATTACTCAATACATTGCAGCAGTCGGAGAAAAGGACGCCAGTAGATTAAAGAGTGGATATTTTAAACCATACAAAGGTAAAGCTGGATATGGTTATGATGAGGTTGGTTATTACTACACAGTACCTTCGGAAGAAAATCCAATAAGTGGAACCGATGTTAGAAAAAAACTAGGAAGTTCAAATAAAGAAGTAGCTAAAAAGTTTTTCTTAAAAGCATATCCATCATTTGATAGAGAAGTTTTTAAAATGATTACTTCAAAATTAAATGAAGAGGGGATGCCAGGTGGAATAGGTGTTGGGTTAGTTTTACCAGGTGGATATATCAATGGTGCACCAACAGGTTCTAAAAACGAAATTATAAGTGTAATTGAAAATGATGTAAACGAATTTATAACACAATATTTTAATGAAGGTATTTCTGAATCAAAAGAAAACTCAATAAATCATTTTGTAGAGTATGCAACTAAAAAATTAAAGTTAAGTGAAAGACCAAAAATTACTTTATTAAGTGGCAGAGAATATTCAGAAGCAAAAACCTCTTTAGGTGGGTATAATCCTATGTCTAAAGAAATATATGTTGCAATAGAAGGTAGATTAACTGCAGACATACTTAGAACTCTTGCACATGAGATGGTTCATAGAAAACAAGATGAGTTGGGTTTGGTAAAAGATGAAATCAAAGATGGTGCAACAGGTTCTCCAATTGAAAACCAAGCACATGCAGTAGCCGGTATCTTAATGAGAAACTATGGTAAAATAAATAAAAAAATTTATAATGAAGGATTTGTTGGAAATGCTCAAAAAGAAATGGTTGCAAGTTTAATAAAAGCAAAAGATAATTTTGAAACGGCATTAAAATATACAAAATCTACACAAGAAAAAAATGTGATACTAAAACAATTAAAAGATATTGATAAAATAATTAAATATTTAGTATCAGCAAAATCACTTTCCGAAATTCAAAAAATATTAGATAATATTAATATAGATGTTGATAAAGGTGATACTGTTTTAATGGGAAAATTTAAAAACAAAAAAGTTGTTGTTAAAGATATTGGAAAGGACGACCACGGAATGCCAACAATTAATGGTAAGAAAGCAGCAACATTTAGATTGGGTGACAAAGGACAAAATATATTCAAAAAAGATGAAAATATTAATGAATCATTACTATTAGAAGGTGGAGCGTACGGCCATATGGCACACCCATTCGATGATATGGATTTAACATTTGGTGATTTGAAAGATATTATTTCAAAAGCACTTAATGGTGATTTAGGAGTAGTTAGAGAAAAAACAGACGGCCAAGCTTTAGCAATAAGTTGGAAAAATGGTAGATTGATTGCAGCGAGAAATAAAGGTAATTTAGCAAACGCAGGAGCAAACGCAATGGGAATAGAAGATGTTGCATCAAAGTTTGGTGGTAGAGGTGGTTTAACCGACGCATACAATTTTGCAATGAAAGATTTATCTGCAGCAATAAATGGATTATCTAATGCACAAAAAAAGAAAATATTTAATGAAGGAAAATGTTTTATGAATTTGGAAGTAATATGGCCAGATTCGGTTAATGTTATTCCTTATGGTCAAGCTCTTTTAGTTTTTCATAATACAACTTGTTATGATGAAAAGGGTGTGGCAATTGGAGCAGATGGTGGAGCAGCAGGAACTTTGGCAGGAATGATTAAACAAATAAACGCAGATGTTCAATCAAAATATACAATCCAAGGCCCTCCAATAACATCAATACCAAAATCAGATGATTTAAGTTCAAAGCAAGGTAAGTATTTATCAAGACTTAAAAAACTACAATCGGAATTTGGATTGAGTGATTCGGATAATGTTGCAGACTATCATCAAAGTTGGTGGGATTGGTGGATTACAACAAACGCACCTATTAAAGTAGATAAACTTACAAAAGAAGCATTGATTAGAAGATGGGCATTTGGTGATAAAGGATTTAGATTAAATACAATATCAAATCCAGAATTACAAAAGTGGGCAACTACAAATGATAAAGTAAATGTTATAAAACAACAAAAAGACAATATAAAACCATTTGAAGAAATATTTTTAGGAGTGGGTGCAGATGTTTTAGAATTTGTTGGTAGTGTATTAACCGTTCACCCTGAAAAAGCAATTAGAGCAATGAAACAAAAATTTGTATCGGTTGCATCACAAGTTAGAAGTGGTGGTAATCCTGCACAAATACAAAAATTAAAATCAGAATTAGAAAGATTAAATCAATTGGGTGGTATTGAAAAGATAGTAGCAAATGAAGGATTGGTATTTGTTTATAATGGTAAAACATATAAGCTTACAGGTACTTTTGCACCATTAAATCAAATACTTGGCATTTTTTACTCTTAATTTGATATATATTATAATAATAAACAGTTACAAAAAGGAAGATTAGTATGGCAAAAAGAAAAAGTTTTGATGAGAAATCAAAAGGGATGCACAAATCTCGCAAACTCATCATAGACACGGTTTTTGGAAGAACGGATAATAATCAAACTCATTTTGGTTATGAAGGTGAAGTTGAAGAAAAGAGAGAGGTTGGTGAAAGATGGACTGACAAAGAAGGAAAAGAATGGGAACAAAAAGAAGGATTTAAAGTTGCGGTCACTCAAATGGACGATGTAAGACAATTTTTACAAAAGTTGAGTACATGTTCATCGGAAGATTGTAAAACGGAATCATATAGTAATGCAGACAAAAAACTAATTCGTAAAACAGGAATGTGTATTGTTTGTCTTGCAAAGTTTGAACATGGTTTAAAAGAAGATGGGACATATCCGTTCTATGAAGATTATAAGATAACAAGAAATAAACTTGCTTATGTTAGAGAATTAAAGGATAGATATGAAGAAGCATTGGGTGGTATAAAAAAACAAATGGAAATTATCACCGAAGATGGTAGAACTGAAACTTGGACATGGGAAGTGGATATTGAAAAAGTAAAAACAGATTTGAAAAAAGACATCGATGGAGCATTTGAGGCCATTGAATTATTAATAGAAAGAAAACGATTATTAGAAGAAAAATTGGTTGAATTAAATCATCCAGAATTAATTAAAAAATAAAATATGAAAAATTTATTAAATTTAAAAAACATTGCAATCGCATTATTAATTGTAGTGGTAGTTTTCCAACAATGTGGTGGAAGCAAAAAAGGAACTGGCGAAATTGTAAAAGTTGATGGTAAAAAGTATGAACTTATTAAACATGAAATTGATACAGTTGAAGTGGTTAAGACAAAAGTGGTAACTAAAAAAGGTGAAGATATTTACCATGAAACAATTGTAGAGAAGGAAGTAATTATTCCTACAATCGTTGACACCGCAGCATTACTAAAAGATTTCTTTGCAAAGAACATTTACAAAGATACATTAAATTTACCAGATAGTTTAGGAATTGTATCTTTAATTGATACTATTACTCAAAACAAAATATTTGGTAGAACTTTTAACGCAAGTGTTAAACAAAGAACTATTAAAGAAACAACAATTGTAAAAGAATTACCAAAGACCAAAGTATTTTATGGTTTGGAAGGTGGATTCAATAAAGCGGATGTTGTATCTCATTTAGGATTGGGTGTTTTAATTAATACAAAGCAAGATAAGATATTCCATTTAGGTATTGGTGCAGCAAATAGAACAACCGATGGTACAAGTGGAGCATTGTCACCTTACATTGGTGGTGGTGTATATTGGAAGATTAAATTCAAAAAATAATGGGAGTTCAAGGGCAACCTAAGAAATCATTAAAAGAAATAATAGCCGAAGAATATCGTAAATGTGCATTAGACCCCATTTACTTTATGAAGAAGTATTGTGTTATTCAGCACCCGGTGAGAGGAAAAATACCCTTTCACCTTTATCCTTTCCAGGAGGAGTGTTTAACGGATTTTAAAGAAAATAGATTAAATATCATTCTTAAATCCCGTCAGTTGGGTTTATCAACATTATCAGCAGGATTTATTCTTTGGAAAATGTTATTTAACCAAGACTTTAACGCATTGGTTATTGCAACAAAAGTAACTGTAGCAAAAAACTTAGTTGAAAAGGTAAGAGTAATGCACGACTTACTTCCTGTATGGCTAAGAGATGGTGGTAATAGTTCAGTAGAAGATAATAAACTTTCCCTTAAATTAAAAAATGGTTCACAAGTAAAAGCAATCGCAAGTTCTCCAGACGCGGGTCGTTCGGAAGCATTGTCATTGTTAGTTGTGGATGAAGCTGCATTCATTAGAGATATTGATGAAATTTGGTTATCGGCACAATCTACATTATCAACGGGTGGTTCTGCAATTGTATTATCTACTCCGAATGGTGTGGGTAACTGGTTCCATAAAATGTGGGTCGATGGTGAGAGTGGTGCAAACGGATTTAATAATATAAATTTACATTGGACTGTTCATCCTGAAAGAAATCAATCATGGAGAGATGAACAAACTCGTATATTGGGAGTAAAAGGTGCAGCACAAGAGTGTGATTGTGATTTCGTAGGTTCAGGAGATACTGTAATCGACCCAGCATTATTAACATGGTATAAAGACACATATGTTATGGACCCGATTGAAAAAAGTGGGTTTGATGGTAATTATTGGAAATGGGAACATCCTAATTACAATAGAGCATATATGGTAGTTGCCGATGTCGCGAGAGGTGATGGTTCGGATTATTCTACATTCCAAGTAATTGATATTGAAGATTCATCACAAGTTGCAGAATATAGAGGTAAAATAGAAACAAAAGATTTTGGAAACTTTTTAGTAGCAGTATCCACAGAATGGAATAACGCACTATTAATTATAGAAAACTCAAATGTAGGATGGGCAACTATCCAACAGGTGATTGATAGAGGATATGGTAACCTATTCTATATGAGTAATGACCTAAAATATATTGATGTTGAAAAACAAATGTCTAATAAGTTTTATAGAGACGAAAAGAAATTGGTTGCAGGATTTGGAACAACGATAAAAACAAGGCCACTTATAATTTCTACATTAGATACATACATAAATGGTAAAGATATCCTAATTCGTTCTCAAAGACTTATAGATGAATTATTTACATTTATTTGGAGTGGTGGTAGAGCCGAAGCAATGAAAGGATATAATGATGACTTAACAATGGCATTGGCAATTGGACTTTGGGTTCGTAATACAGCACTTCGTTTGAAACAAGAAGGAATTGATTTGACAAAGACAATGTTGAACTCAACGCAAGTAAGTCAATATACAGGATTTGTATCAACAGGCCACCTAAAACAAAACCCATATGAAATGGATTTAGGTAAAGGACAAGTTGAAAACTTAACTTGGTTACTTAAGTAATTTTTTTATATTTATATAGTGAAACTATTGTAAAATGAACGAAGATTTAGATAAGTGGTTTAAAGAAAAATGGGTAAACATTGGCAAAAAGGTTGATGGTAAGCACCCACCATGTGGAACTTCGGGAGAAAAAAGGGGTTATGCAAAATGTGTTCCTGCAGCAAAAGCAGCCGGAATGAGTAAAAAAGAAAAAGAAAGTGCCACTCAAAGAAAAAGAGATGCACAAAACGATGCAGGGAGAGGTGGTAAGGATAGTAGTGGACAAGGTAAGAAACCAATATATGTTTCAACAAAACCAAAAAATGAAACTATGAATATAGAAGAAAGACTAAATTTATTTTTAGAAAAGAATTGCCCAACAGACCCAGGTAAATGGTCGGCAAGTAAATCAGCTGCAAAATCTAAGTTTGATGTTTATCCATCTGCATATGCAAACGGATGGGCAGCAAAAAATTATAAATCAAAAGGTGGTAGTTGGAAAACCTGCAGCGAAAATGTAGTAAACGAAGTAACGGGTAGAGAAGCAAAAGAAATTGCTAAATTGACGGGTACGCGTGATAGTATAGTACAAAAATTTATAGATGATTTTAATTTGAATGCTAAAAACCTTTTTAACTTTATAGCTAAAGGAAAAGAAAAAGTTAGAAAAGATTTCGCAACTGCAATGTCAGGTAGACCTGGTAATAAATATCAAGGTGATTTCGTAGGTATGTTTGGTGAAGGTATATTAAACGAATCTTGTTGGGATGGATATAAGCAAGTTGGTGGTAAGATGAAAAATGGTAAGATGGTGCCAAATTGTGTTCCAATAAGTGAAGAGGTTGATACCGATTACGATGAATTGGATGTAGAGCCGGAAGAAATTGAAGATTTCATTGAATTTTTAAAAGCATATAAGAATACTTTAGCTGAAGCAAATTGTAATTGTGTTTATGAAGCAGAATATCAGGGTAGAGAAGTTAAGTTGGGTAAACCAATGCAAGGTGATGTTAAGAAATTCAAAGTGTATGTAAAAAATCCTGCAGGTAATGTTGTTAAGGTAAACTTCGGCCAAAAAGGAATGAAAATTAGAAAATCAAACCCAGCGGCTAGAAAATCATTTAGAGCAAGAATGAATTGTGATAATCCAGGCCCAAGACATAAAGCAAATTATTGGAGTTGTAGAAAATGGTAATATTTGGAAATACCAAATATTTTTCGTATATTTAGAAAAATAGAATTATATAAAATGGCAGATAAAACAATATTTAGTAGGTTACAGAAATTATTTTCAACAAATACTATTGTCCGTAAAACGGCCGATGGTGTAAAAGTTATAGATACGGATGAGTATCAAAATATGACCACAAACTTAGTTGACCGCTTTATGAAAATGAAAGTGTCAAACTATGGTGCAGGAGCAACTCAATCTTCAATGGCATATCAACAAGTTAGAATTGATTTGTTTAGAGATTACGATTCTATGGATATGGACCCGATTTTGTCATCCGCATTAGATGTTTATTCGGATGAGTGTACGGCTAGAAATGAAATGGGTAATGTATTAAAGATACATCATGAAGATGACCAAATTAAACAAATATTAGAAAATTTATTTTACGATATATTAAATGTAGAATTTAATTTATGGCCATGGACTAGAAACTTAGTTAAATATGGTGATTTTTTCCTACAATTGGAAATAGCAGATAAATTGGGTATTGTAAATGTAATGCCATTATCAACATACGAAGTTAGTAGAGTTGAAAACTTTGACCCAGAAAATCCACAAAGAGTTAAATTTATATACGCACCATACCAAAACCCATCGGGTGGTTATG